CATAATGAAATAACAACAGATGGAATTAGTTGTTCTTTATTGTTTATTCGTAAAGATTGTAAAGGAGAAGAAAATAAAAATAAAAAGATAAATAGTGAGGATTTTGAATATATTAGTATTGAGGAATTAGATAAGCAACAATTAGAAAATTTGAAATCAAGAAATATAGTAGGACTAGACCCAGGTAAGCGTTCTTTGGTATATATGATGGACGGCATCGGTAATAAATTACAATACACAGCACCTCAAAGAAAAAAGGAAAGTATGGCAAAACGAAACCAGCGAATATTGCAACGAGAAAAGAAAATAAACAACATAAATGAGTATGAAACTACGTTGTCTTTACAAAATAGCAAATCAGTAAATTATAATTGTTTCAAATCTTATTTGGTTGAGAAAGACAATTTGAATAAACAAACTACTGATTTTTACAAGAAAGAAGTATGGAGGAAAATGAAATTTAGACAATATAGTTATGGTAATAAATCCATAGATACATTTTTGAATAAAATAGAAAATACATTTGGTGAAAATCTTTTAATTTGTTATGGAAATTGGAGTAGGTCAACACAAATGAAACATTTTATGCCTACGATGAATAAAGGATTAAGGAAAATAATTCATAAAAAATATGATACAATTACCATTAATGAATGTAATACAAGTAAAAAGTGTTGTGATTGTTTCCAAGATTTGAAACATTACAGAAACAAGGAAAACAACGAGGAATTTCGTCTTTTAGTGTGTTCTAACTGCGTGAGTTGCGAAAACAAAAAAATCGTATTTAGAACACGAGATGCAAATTCAGCAATAAATATAATGAACTTGGCAAAATGTTGGATATACAAACAACATCGACCAAGTGAATTTTGTATTTCGTCTTTCACCATTTCAAATAAAAAAGAAGAAATGGAAAAAGTAAGACAATCAGTTGATTTTACGGAAGGTAATGCTTCCAACCACCAAAAATTAGAGTGAGTTTGTCTCATTTTTCTTTTCGGTCGGTGTAATATGCAGTAATTGGAATAGTATAATTTTAGTATATGAACACATAGTTTGTCTATATGTTCATAAAAAACGGCGGACAGCCCAATATACGGTATGGTTTCCAGATTTATTTTTTGTGTGCTCTCCGGGTTTTGTTTGCACCTCCTTTTCTAGAACCAGTAGCAGTAGTATACATAGTACTTATTGTTAGATCCTTTTTATGCCTTTCTATTTCACTTTTTTTTTCGTTTATCATCCTTTCTGTTTCACTTATTTTTTTAGAGACTGTTTTATGTTCTTCTTTTAACTCTTTCCTAGATGATGCACTTCTACCTATATCTTTTAAATAAATATCTATTTGTAGTAGACTACTTTTTAGATATTCTAAACTATTTGTTAGTAATATAATTTGCCTATTTAGTGCATGTATTACTTCGTTCTCTTCATAAACCACTCGCCTAGTAAACCCTTCCAGTACTGCATCCGAATAAGTGATATCTGGCATAAGGTGTTCATGTGCACCAGGACCTTGATCATTAAGACCCCAAAGCCCTCCATCTTCTGAGCCTATAGTTCGTATTTCCGGACGATATGGATAAAGTGGACCTCTTTCAACTTTACCGTATACAAGCCTTCGAAGTGTCGCATCTTCTTCTGATTGTCTTCTTGCTAATTTTTCTTCTGCTCGTCTTCTTGCTAATTTTTCTTGTTGACCTGCTCTATTTGACGCCCTTTTGCTTCTTGGTGTTTCAGGACTCGACATACCTTTTCAATTATTATACATTATGCCAACATTTTTCCAAGAATACAAATCTTGGAAAAACCGCCTAAATAAGTTGCAATAGAATACTATAATCTATAATTACTATGGACGCGACTCTATCTATGCTACCGATCCACGACAACATCCGACAAAAACTGGATTATTTTTATCGCACCCGCACTGTACCACATCTCATCTTCCACGGTTCACCAGGAACGGGAAAACGCACCCTGGTATACGAATTCATCAATAAAATTTACGAACACGATAAATCCAAACTGAAAACCAATGTTATGTTCGTGAATTGCGCGCATGGTAAGGGCATCAAATTCATCCGCGACGAACTCAAATTTTTCGCAAAAACCAATATCCAAGGAATGCAAGGGGTTTCTTTCAAAACTATCGTCCTCTTCAATGCAGATAGTTTGACAATTGACGCACAGAGTGCCCTGCGTAGATGCATTGAACTCTTTAGTTATAATACGCGGTTTTTCATTGTGGTAGAAAACAAGGAAAAACTTTTGAATCCGATTTTATCACGATTTTGCGAGATTTACGTTCCTGAATATATGGACACCGAGGGTAGGGTACAGAGTCTTCACCAATACCATTTGTTGAGGACTTATGGAGAGTGTATAGACAAGGATCGTTATAGTCGATTTGATGCGTTTTTATTGGACAAAGAAAACCCCATCTTGGACCATGCTTCACTTGTGGATGCCGTTTCTGCTGCGTATGAAGATGGACTATCTTGCTTGGACTTGATGAAGTGGATAGAAATGTCCGACCGTTGGACTCCCCTACAAAAAGTCCAAGCCCAGATGCATTTTCACAAAATTCGTGCAGAATATCGATGCGAGAAATTGCTTATGATGACTTGCTTGGATCCTATGTTTTTTCAAGGGTTTCCATGAAAACCCAACCAAGGATTTTTCTGTGTTTATCGGTGTAAAAACCCAGAAAAAATCTGATTAAGGGCTATCCGTGTTTTTGTAGCCAAATGGCTACAAAAAGATGAATTTCTCTATATGTATTTGGTAGATAAATACATTTATCTACTGATAGACATTTAAATAACCAATATAGAATTTACTTCATATTATATGCCAACAAACCATAAAATATGATTTGGTCTATTTTATTTTTCGGAGGAACGTTTGGTCTAGCTACTGCAACCGCATATGGATTATGCTTAATACACGGTAAACCATTTTTCAATCCAAAAGACACTGTTGAAATCTACGAAAAAAAGTTAAAAACCATCGGCTATGTATCTGGCGTAGCTATAACTCAAGGTATATTATTATCTATTTATCTGCTACATAAACACATAAATAACGTCGTACATTCTTGGTCCGAATCGGTGGTTCAGATGGAGATGTATTGTATTTTGGTAGAAGCCTTGTACTACGGTTATCATCGTCTAGTCCATTGTCGCCAGTTATACAAAAAAATACATTCAAAACACCACACTATTGTTGACGTATATCCATTTGATTCATTTTATTTTGATATTTTGGATATTTCTGCCTTGGTTCTATCTTTGGGACTTCCCATAACAGTCTTGCAAATGAATTGGATCGAACATTTCTTAACGATGTATGTCTACATAGTTAGTGGTTTTCTGTCTCATTCGGATTTGTATTACGATCATCACGTGAAACACCATCTATATTTGAATTGCAACTATTGTATGTTTTTGCCTATTTTTGATATTGCCTTTGGTACATATCGCTAACATATATATTATTTGGATACTGTATTCAAACACCATAAATCACTTGCAAGATCTAGGTTAGTCAAATAAGGATACGGCAAATAAAAATAACCTTTTGCACCCCAGTATGGTCCCCAACTATTGCGTACAATCCAAACTCCTTTCATCGTAGAATTGGTAATCTTAGTTAAAATAGGGAGACCGCGTTTATTGTATACCACCTTGTTTTGGTACCACTGAATGGAATCATTGTATCCGCAAACCAACACGGCATGGCCTCCATAATTTTGCTCATTATTTACATCGGGCATAGGAACTAATCCAGTTTTTGCAACAGCATCCAATTCAAACGTCTCATATATTGATAAACCTACAACAAAAGGAATTCCAGACTGTAAACACGCCTTCATTTGAGGAAGAGTTTGTTGAATATTGTGATCCGTTATAACTTTATGTGCTAAAGCGTCGGTATAACATTTGGGGGTAGGTTGTACAGAAAAATTACTCTCAATGTATGGCCAATCTTTTTCCGGGCAAACACCGGTGTTTACCAATGATTGAACACCATCGGATATAAATGCTCCGGCATCATCAGTAATAGTATCCTCCATTTTTCGCTCATTGTAATATAGGAAAAGTCGTGAAGGATATATAGAAGGATCGTCGTATTGGTAAGCAGCACATAGTGCATTTGCGGTACAACTTCCTAAATTACCTTGATCATAAACTGGAGGCATTTTACTGCGTAAATCAACCAATGTAGGAACAGGATTTGTTTTACCACCACCCAATAATGGTTGATCAAATCGTTTTATTTTCAACTTTTCGTCGGGTAAGCGGTTTATTTTCACTCCATATATTCGTTTTTCGATGCATTTCTTTACAGGGCTTGGTTCCTGCAAAGGAGTAGGTTGTATTGAACGCGTTTCATAATGAATATCAAGATTCCACCCTTTTTTACATGATTGCACATTTATCAGTGGAATTTCAACGTTTTTATCCGCATTTGAAATTCGCAAAGGTGTAATACGGTTATTAGTCAGAAACATTGTATTATACTGTATTATAATATAATGTTATTCATACTTGTTCCACCAATTCCCTACATTGGTTTGATCTTTCTCCGATACTGAAGCCGATATCTTTGACGTTGTTTTTCTAATAGGTGATGTTGCAGAGAACGGTTGTCTGAATTTTATTTTAAGATTTGAAGTATCTATTTTGGTTTTACTTGATACATAAGACGCGTTCGGTGAGAAGTTTTCAGGAATGGTGTTAATTGGCTTCAACCATGATGGTTGTTTTGGTTCGGATTGCTCTACGCGTAAATCTCTGAATGGTTGTTTTTTACTGTATGATCGTGCTCTTGAAAATACTAAATTCATCGGTTGTTTGTTATAATAATTAGGGTCGTCTATAATATTATTCTGTATCATTTTATTGGATATCTAGTATATCTGTATATTATATTATTTCCATCTTTGTATATTGGCTGTACATGTCTATCAGTAGATAAACTCACCTTTTTGCAACCATTTACACATTTGAATATTGTAATCCGCACTTTGTGTGGATAGTGTTCAAAAGCAACGTCTCCGATAAATCAGTTAATACGCACAATTCGTGTGCGAACTTAAGGGCTATCCGTGTTATTGTAGCCAAATGGTTAAAAATGGTGGATTTCTCTATCTGTTTTATAAATATAAATACATTTATCTACCGAATGATAGAGATCAACCATATTATAACAATTCTCGTATCATTGGAAATATCAAGGCAATTTCTGCTAAACATGCCTCGGCAACTTCGCGATGCTCTTTCTGGGTTCCATTTGCGATTCGCAATCGGATATAGTGAATCCAAGAACGCAAAGTACCATTCATATACAGTCGCGATGGGGTCATTCCCTCCGGTAGCACTACACGCGCCTGTTCTTTTGCGATTCCGTGTTCAATTGCCCATTTGTATGCCGCTGTCGCGGAATCTGCTACAAGATCTTGCAGGACATTCCATTCCTCATGCAATGCCGTGTCATCGGTGGAGACACTATTTTGCCTATTTTTGGTATCTTGCATCCGCGCTTCTCTCTTCACTAGATCCAAGTCTGCTACCGCATACCTCTGCGAAAATTCTTGGAACGAAAAGGATCGATGTCTTAGGATTTGTCTAGCTATATCGCGCGTACATTCTATTTCCAAACAGATCGATACCATCTCTAGGGGCGACCAATGTTCGTTGTTGATTAGGTATTTTATGAGACGTTCATTGGTGCCCGTGTTGTATTGATTCGCCGGATTGGATACTCTTGCACAAAATGCGACCAAGTCTTGCAAAGACTCTATCCCCGATCCCGAATCCTCGGGTGGAGGTCGCGAATAACTGACGAGTCGAACTTGGCTTGGCATTGATTGATAGTATAGTATTATCTGTAATACTCTTCATATACCCTTTTCATTTGTTTCGTCTATCTATGTAAATCTAAAAACAACATAAATACTATTGTGTAATTTACTGTATATTATTGCTCTCTGCTCTCTATAAACTATGTTTCACCATATTTTTATCCTAGGATTCTTTTGCTATTTGTCGTTCTATGGTATTCGGGCAGGACAAACCCCGAATCCAAACAATTTCACTACCGTTGCGGTATTAGACGCTTCATCATACGTAGGACACTGGTATCAAGTGTATGCGGCACCCGTAGATTTTACTTTCCAAGGACCCGGGAAGTGCATTACGGCTGACTATGGTTTAACAGGACCAAATAATATTTCGGTGTATAATTTTCAGGAGAATTTGAATACTGGTGCACCAGAATCAATCTCCGGATATGCTTTTTACAAGGATCTGTCCAAGCCGGGTGAATTGTCCGTATATTTGGAAGGAACCCCCTTTGTCGCTCCTTATTGGGTTCTCAATCTAGGACCCGTATCGCACAATCAATATGAATGGTCGATCGTGTCCGTGCCTTTCGGTTCTTCTTTATGGGTCTTGGCAAGAGATGTGGACGCTTTTTTTGCAGAATATGATACCGATGTTGTCAAATTGTTGGATGAATATGGATTCCAATATTTCGCAGTGGAACAAGAGGGGTGCTAACGACCATCCATCCCTTCATTTACCAAATCAAATAATATGATCATTTGTTGTGTTGTATGCAATAAATGATATCCCTGTTTTTCGTTAAAACGCTAGGTCCAAGAATATCCTCCCTATGTAAATGGACGATTTCGTTATTTCTAATTTACACGAGGCCAAGAATGAATGGTGTAGTCGTTTAGTGAGCATTTTCAGCCCCTTAGTGATCGAAGGAATCAAATCCATATTCAATGAGGCTTGGAAAATGTGTGTCGATACGGATGAATTGGGCAAATATTTGATGACATTCCAGAATCTACTATGCCGAGTTCCTAAGTGGAATTCGGTTATCGTAGAAGAAGAACGTGCCAGAATCATCGAACGTAGTGGATGCAATTATTTAGAAGATTTGATCACCTGTGTACACATTATTCAGCTCAAAGTACTTACGTGTATCCGTGTAGGAAACCGCCAGAAAAAGATCGACATATCTATTCCTAAATTGGACCATTTCATCCACAAGGTCTATATCCATGTTGCACGTAAGGTATATATGAATGTGTATCTCTTTGAGAAGAATGTATCGCCTCTTCAGATCCAGAAAAACAACCGCGAATTGGAGATGATTGTCCAAGAATGTATTTTGACGGCCATTCGCGAAAGTATTCCTACAGAGGCAATTATCCGTGCTTACATGGATGAAAGTATAGAAGAGGAAGAGGAGGTTTTCGTCGAAGCAATCAAAGAACCTGTTTTGGAAGGACAAACAAACACGAATAACGAAACATCTACTTTAGATACTTTAGGAAGTTCTTCCGCAATTGAATTAGAAAAAACGGATTCGGATACATCTTCAAAAATAAGCGAAGAACGCATGAAAGAACCCGAACCGCCCGCAATTGTACCTACTATTCAAAACTTGGATAATGAAAAGGTATCTACGCGATTAACATTTAACGATTATGACGCAGTTTTGGACGAAGACGATTCTGTAAAAGAAATAAATGCACCGAAAACGATTGAACGTTTGGAACAGGTTAGTATGGATAACCACTTGAAAAGGAAAATGGAGGAAGAATCCGACGACGAGGAAGATCGCATACAAATTCATACAGACACAATTGATTTAGCGGGTTTTGATATATTGGACTTGGACACGAATAATGGTACGAAAACCCAAGATAACGAATTATTTTCCTTGGATTTTGAGGAATTATAATCAACCGCAGTAAAAGATAGCCCTTAATGCGGTAAAACGGTGTTGAAAATAACCGACAAAATAGTATATTAGATATTTCTACATCCGGTTTATATCATGAGAGAGCTTTTTATACTTGCCACAATGATAACCGCATTGTTTTGCATATCCAAGTTTGTGGAAATGAAATACTTGAATCAAGAAGACAAACCTTTAAAAGAAGTTGTGCGCGATGCCTTGGTGGTTTTCGTGTCTTCATTAACTGGTGGATTCGTATATTTTAACTGCCGGAATATGATAACGGACTTTTTCAATGTAGTTACTGAAACTAAAGTATTGAATACCGCAACAACACAGGTATTTACCGAGAAACCTGAGTTTTGATAACCAACCATTGTCTAAAAACACGTATAGATATCAAATATACATAACCACTTTTGGTGAATAATATATATTATCCACCAAAAGAACTTGGGATTTCTAATGTTTTGTAGCATGTAGCATTTGTCTACAAAAACACGGATAGCCCATAATTACATTTACATCTTTGAACATTGTTATCCGCACAAAGTGCGGATAGTGTTCAAAGGCAACGATACCGATAAATCAATTGGAGACGCCCACAAAGTGTGCGAACTCAAATGTTCATCGGTGTACAAAGAAATACGGACAAAAAACAATATCTATATATTTTAATCATAAAATGAATAATTATTTGGTAGGATTGGCCGCGGGAATATTAGGTATCATTTTAGACGCAATTTTACCGATAGTTTTCCAAGAAGGTCATGTGGAAATATTTTCCTTTTTATTTATCTTGTCCTTTGTCTTTATGGTCATAACATCGTCGTATTTATTGATTTTCCAAAAAACGGATTTTACAACATTATATAATCAACTCCTTAAAAAATCGAACGACATAAATGTCTTGTTTTATGGAGGATTACGATATTTGAAATACATCCTGGTAACTTTCGGTGCTTTGCATGTAAATCCCGGATTGTATAGCGCTCTCTACTGTTTTCAAATACTAACATTTTCAATTTACTCACATATCAACAACCATTTTTCACCAAATGCTTTAGAAATATTTGGATATATTGCTACTATTCTATTCTTGGTGTCTATAACGTATTTGTTTATAGAAGAAAAGAAGGGTGCAACTGCAAAAAGATTGTTGCTTTACGGAACTGTAGCGATAACTATTGCCATGGGCGCGGACTTTATCGATAGTGATTATTTCGCAAAATTTGATAAAAATCCATTTGAAGATATAGAATTATCTTCTTTAGCTATGGCTATTATATCCGCATGTATATTGATTTATCGCACTTTTTTCGTAAAGGATGCTTTTATTTTTACGAAGAATCTTTTTAATCTCAGCCATTTAACTTATATTATTGGTATTGCGATTTTCATCTGTCAATATATTCCGAGTTTGTTAGAATTTACAACTTTTGATTGGTTGAATCCTGGAACTATTATGGGTCTTTTTATTGCACAGTCTATTATTGGATTTTTATTAAACAAATTTTATTATAATATGCCGTTTTCTCCTATATTATTGTTGTGTATTCTTGGAATGATTATTGGATCAATGTGCATATTGGTCGGCCATTACATGGTGAAGGACAAAGTCGATTTTTCATTATTCAAACATATTCGGAATATACATTTATTTGACGGAGTTGCAACACACAATGTCATCAAATCAATCGATAAACAATCTATATGATTACTATCCTATCTACTGATAGACATTAAGGGCTATCGGTAGATAAATGTATTTATCTACCAAAAGAAATTGGACTTTCTAATGTTTTGTAGCCATTTGGCTACAAAACCTCCGATAGCCCTTAATTATAAATAATATGATTATATAATAGACAAATCATATTATCATATTATTACATTATTACATTATTATAATGAGTTTCCCTGCAAATACACTTACTGGATATAATGTAAACGGTGTAGATCTAATTAATATTTTTCAATTATATCAATCTGGTTTATCCGGAGAAGTCGTTCCTTATTCTACAACTATCAACGGAACCCTGTATAATTTCAATCAAATTTTTCAATCCTACAGCTACGGTCCGCTTGCATCTTCAACCAAATTTTTGTACAATGGAAGAGATATAAATACATTATATCAAAAAAAGTCTCCTTTTTCGGTTTCGGGTGCATCCGCTAATTATACTATTTTTCCGAATTTGAATAATCCATATAATGGATATTATGCGGTTGTATTTACCGGGAATGGATCTATTACATTCAATGGAACCCAAAATCCTACTGTAATAATGGTTGGTGGTGGTGGAAGTGGCGGTGGTGGAGAATTGTCATCAGGAGCAGGAGGATCGGGTGGTGGAGGAGGTGGAGGTATTACATATATTCAAGGACAAGTTCCATTTAGTGGGACATATACTGTATCAGTTGGTCTAGGAGGTCTAAATGCATTCAATACTTACAATCAAATAAATACTGATGGAGGTAGTTCAACTATAACAAATGGCACAACAACTACCTATACTAGTTATGGCGGAGGTAGAGGATATTCACCCAACTTGACCTTTGGCCAAGAAAATGGAGGAAATGGGGGTGGCATAAATTCTATATATGGCGGGGGTGGTGGAGGTGGCGGTCCTGGTGTAAATTCGATTGATGGTAATCCTGGGTCTGGTACAGCAGGTACGGGTGGATCTGACATATCGAATAATAAAAATGGACAATCGGGGAATTCATCTAATGGATATGGAGGCAATTCTTTTTATTCTACGGGTTTACCGATTCCTTTTTATGGAAATAATATCGTGCTTCCGGTTGGTGGTGGTGGCGGTAGTGGATCTAACAGTGCTTACGCATTTGGAACATCAGGTGTAGGGTATGGTGCTGGATCTGCTGGTGCTGGGACAGGCGGAATTAGTTCCAATTATTTTAATTTTAACTGTTTTGGTCAAGATGCGTCAAATAACCAATATTCGACCAATTCTATACTACTCGGTGGATTTGGTGGTGGAGGAGGTGGAGGAGCTTTGAGTTCGGTTTCATATACTGGTGGTAATGGTGGAAACGGAGTTGTTATTTTTTATTCTGCGTTTTAAGGGCTATCGGAGGTTTTGTATCCATTTGGCTAAAAAACATTAGAAAGTCCAAGTTCTTTTGGTTGATAATATATATTATCTACCGATAGAGGTTAATTTCTTCGGTAGATAAATTCAGATTTTACAATTTTGCACATTTCAATAAGTATACAATACATACATATTGAAACCTTTATTCCGGCTTGCCGGAATCGAACCAGCGACAATTCGATAACATTGAGAAACCACTACAGTCGAATGCTCTACCAACTGAGCTAAAGCCGGGGGGTGGACCTTATGTCCAATATAATTTATTGATTCTTATTTATATTGTTTTTTTGTTAATGTCTTTGGTAGATAAATATATGTATACATTGAAAACATATATCAAAACTCGACTTTTATAGCTCGACCATTTGTCTATAAGATACGGATAGTTTTTTGCGCCTTTGCACATGTTTACAAATTATAAGAATTTTTGTAAAAATATGCAAGATTATTTTTTGGTTCTTCTTGTTTTACGTACTATTTTTGTGAATTTACGCATACTTTTT